ATTCTCTATCGGATCATTACATGGCGAATCGGGCAAGTCATTAAAGATAGATATAAATCCACGCAGTCCATACTTTATGAAGGGTCAGGATTTTAATGGTGGTGTCGGTATCGGTGGTATTGTTAAGATATTGATGGAGGGTCAAGGGTTGCGACTGCCTGAAATCAAAGATATGTTCGCAGACTACATAGATGAAACCCGAAGTTTTGTTCGGGAAGATGCACCAGCGAATCCAGTTAAGCCACAGATAAATCACCAGACACCTTATGATGCAGAGTACAAATACTATAACTCTGATGGTAACATTATATGTTTGGTCAGGAAGTATCTTGTTCGTGATGGAGCAGGCAATCCTATACTGGACTCACATGGCAAGCCAAAGAAAGAGTTCAGACAGTTTACTGGCGACCACCCATATCCTCGTATGCCTGATGTCAGACCATTATACAATATCCCGAACATTTTAGCTTCAGATAAAGTTATATGGGTAGAAGGTGAGAAGTGTGCAGATGCTTTGAATAACATAGGACACACAGCTACTTGTACAATGGGAGGTGCTGGTATGCTTACAAAGAAGTCAGCGACACAGTATGACTTCTCTCCCCTGCAAGGTAAAGAAGTTATCTTATGGCAGGACAATGACACTGCTGGTAGGAGAGTTGCAGAGCTAGTGCAAGAGCTATCGCTTAATGCTGGTGCAAGGTCAGTAACTATGTTGACACCACCAAGAGGTAAGCCAGAGGGTTGGGATGCGGCAGATGCCATATCAGAAGACTTTGACATAAATAATTTTCTTAACACAACCAGTAAGAACACCAAGCAAAACATAAATCTACTGGACGAGAGTTTACTGGTATCAAGGTTTACTGGCACAGCACCCGAACAAAAGTTTCTAGTTGATGCCACATTCCCATTGAACGTACCAATAATATTAAGTGCGTCTGGAGATGCAGGAAAAGGTATGCTTACACTGGATTTAGGCATGAAGGTAGCCTCTGGTATTTATGGTCAAAACTCTTTTGGTGGTTTGGTTAAAGAGTTTGGCAACGTGATTATATTCACAGCAGAAGATGATGAAGGTGAGATGCACAGACGTATTGAACGTCTTGATCCAGATGGTAAGAGGTTTAACTACCACCATGAGTTGAGAGTTGTATCGTTACCTAACTTTGGTGGGGTGTTTCCAATCATGCAGAACATACATGGTGAGTACAGCACATCACAGGAGTTTGAACGTATATACGAACAAATCTTACAGATTAATAACCTGAAGCTGATTATATTTGATCCATTGGCTTCTTTTGTTCACGCAGATGTAAATGCAGATCCAGCGGCAGGAGCCGCACTCACTGGTTTACTATCACAAATCGGGTCAGAAACTGGTGCGTCAGTGATGATGTGCCACCACATGACAAAGGTAAAAGATGATGCTGTCATATCTACACCAGAGCAAGCCAGAAACCTTATTCGGGGTACGTCAGCTTTGGTTGACGGGGTTCGGTGTGCTTTTACTCTGTGGCAGTTGGACGAGAAAACAGCCAAGAGAAGATGCAAAGAACTGAACATAGAGTACCAGAGAAACAGATGTTTTGATGGTGCGATTGTTAAATCAAACGGACCTGCAAATCGTACAATCCGAAGATTTGTTCGGGATACATACACTGGACTGCTGGTAGATCGGACTGATGAAATAGAACAGTTAAACATGGGAACGAACAGAGATGTAAGGAAAACTGCGTTATACGAGTGGATAGCTCGGTGTGAAAGAGAAGGTCGGGCATTGTGTCAACAGGGAACTGCTGATGGTATCCTAAACCGAATGACTGATGCTGACTCACCTGAAGCGTTGCACCACCTATCACAGCGTGTGATTGACGGAATTGTTCGGGAATTAATTGTCGGTGGCAGGATCAGTAAATATAGCTTCACTACATCTGGTGGTCGTAAGTGGCTCGGTACCATGAGTGGTGTGATGAGTCGAGGTGAGTATGAGGCAACAACAGCGAGGGATAATATATGACAGATGGTTACTGGAGGTATTACGAAAATCATATAAATTGTGATTGGTGTGGAGCTTTAACTAGAGGTCGGGTCTACAAAGGTCGGACAGATGTTAGCTGTGGGTCTTGTGATAGACAGTTAAAAGAGCTCTCTAAAAAAGAATATACAATAAAGAAAAGATTACGAGAAAAGGGGAGATTAGATTCGTGACAGTAGAATATTTAACGGGGGATTGCAGGGAGGTTTTAAAGACATTACCTGACAAACATTTTAATACAGTTGTTACTTCACCACCATACTGGGGGTTAAGAGATTACCAAACTGGCACATGGGTTGGTGGCGATCCTAATTGTCCACATATGAGGACTACAAAGATCGGGAAAACTGTTAAGACAGCGACAGGACACCAAGCTATGCACGATCAAGGTAATGTTGTCGGTGATGCCATATATAAAAGCAAATGTCCTAAATGTGGTGCAGTAAGACAAGATTTACAGGTTGGTCTTGAAGCAACGCCAGCAGAATATGTCCGAACTCTTGTTCGGGTTTTCAGAGAGATTCGCAGAGTGCTTCGTGATGATGGTACTGTGTGGCTGAATCTAGGTGATAGTTACTCCAGTGGTGGTCGGACTTCAACAACAAACCAGACTGTTCGGGGTGATGCAGACTATGGCGTAACCAGACCACCAGTTGTTAAAGGCTTAAAACAAAAAGATTTAGTCGGTATTCCATTTCGTGTAGCGTTTGGACTTCAGGAAGATGGTTGGTATTTACGCCAAGATATTATATGGCACAAACCAAACCCTATGCCTGAAAGCGTACAAGATAGATGCACAAAGGCACATGAATATATATTTTTGTTGAGTAAAAAGAAAAACTATTATTATGATAACGAGGCAATCAAAGAAGAGGTTAAACAAGATTGGGGTACTCGTGATAGAACAAATGGTAAGTATCATAATGAGGGTACGGGTCTAGTTCCCCATAGTGGATTAGAGATGTCTTACGAAACTAAAAACAAAAGATCGGTGTGGACAGTATCACCAAAACCATTCAAGGAGGCACATTTTGCTGTGTATCCAACAGAGTTAATTGAACCCTGCATTTTAGCAGGCTGTCCAGAAGATGGTTATGTTCTTGATCCATTTGGTGGTTCGGGAACAACGGGGTTAGTTGCTGACAGGCTTGGTCGTAATGCAACATTAATTGAACTAAATGAGGATTATTTAAACATAGGAACAAATAGAATTTTAGGTGATGCACCTTTGTTTACAGATATGAAAATAAAAAAAAACAAAAGTGTATTGACTAGGTAGTATTGTTCCTATATTATTAATGGGTAAGATTTAATAATAATTTAATGAATGAGGGAGGCAAAAAAAAGACCTTTCTGGGTAAGTGAGTGTATCCTAACTGTAAATGTCGTATGTAAAGATTGCCCTCAAATGGGTTTCAGAACCAAATTACACAGTCTTATATACGATCAAAGTAGTTTTGCCCGAAGTCATGTTCTATCAAATTTACAGGTCACTCACACTAATATTAATTAAGAGAAAGCGAGGTTAAATATGAATAGTGACAAAATAATATCCATACAGGAAGATGGATATACCATACATATAGGTAATATGTCGGAGTTCATTGAGGATAATGAACTTAATAAAGACGAAATTGATATGCTTGAAAATCTAGGCAAAGGTCAACAATGCCTTGTATCAAGTGGTCAAGATTACACAAAAATAACACGATTAAAATAGAAAGGGGGATTATATGGCTAGAGAATTAGTAAAACGTATTGATATGGCTTTGCATATACAGGAGTTATGTGCAAGGCATGACATTCGGGTTCGGTATCAATCATTAAGCGAGAAAGTGCCACGATATTATGCTGACCAAAACAACAGGACAATCTGTATTCGTCCAACAAAGAATACAGGATATTATGTATCAGCACTCCATGAACTCGGACATTTACTCGGTGTTAATCAAAGTGTTGAAAACGATACATTGGAAAGGGAGATCGGTGCATGGAAATATGCTATGGTCAATGCCATTGTATGGACAGATACAGCGACTAGGGTTATGAAAAATGCTCTCATGTCCTATGGTGTAACAGAGGATCAATGGGTCGGTGTCTGGAATGATTGTATGAATTATTACAATGCAATAAAAGAACAGAGCAAACCTTTCACAAAGGAAATTGCCTAATGACTAAATTCCATGAATCTTTTATCTTTGCTGTGCAAAAGTATTGGGAAGATAACAAGGGCAAGTTCAAGCATATCGAGAAGTCGGGGGTTCACATGGACAGAACAACCAAGAAAAAGTTCGGGTTGCAGGACTTGGCAGATCATTTTAACATAACCGAATCACAGGCTAGACGTATAGTCTATGTGAAAAATAAGATGGTCAAATGATGTTGGAAACTGCAACTGCTTTAATGTGTATGGCTCATGCCATATACTTTGAGGCGAGATCGGAGTCTACTGTCGGACAACTAGCTGTCGGGCAAGTTATTATGAATCGGGTTTCGGATCATAGGTTTCCAGATACTGTCTGTGAAGTAGTTACTGACGGACTCCGATACTCATGGGATACCCGAAAAATTGTTCGGAATAAATGTGCCTTCAGCTTCTACTGTGATGGAAAACCCGAACATATATCAGACCAGCAGGCATATATCTGGGCTGAAGAATTATCGTATGCTATTATCAACAATCATGTGAGCATTGATGTAACAGATGGTTCTACTCACTACCATGCTCACTACGTCCAGCCATATTGGAAAGATGCTTTCACACAAACTGTGAGGATTAATGCTCATATCTTTTATAGATGGGAAATGCCCTAATAGTTCATATTAGGGGGGTACAAACATACACGGGGGGTTCTTTCCACCCCCCTGTAGCCCTTTAAAACAAGCCGTTTTTTAACAAAATAATAAAAATATAATTTTTTTTTATAAATATACTTGACATATATATTCTGGGTATATATATATACATCATATCTTAATTTTAACTTAACAGAAAGGAGTACATTATGTACGTAAAAGATATGACAAAAAAGGACAGACGCAATATGCGTAAATTGAAAGAAGAATTTATTTACGGGTATGCTGATGTGCCAATGCCTAAAAAAGACTTACGTTCTTACGAGAAGATTAGACGTAAGGCTGTGGCAAAGCTAATACGGGAGTTTAATTAAGAACATGACAAAATTATATTTTGCTTATGGTTCTAACTTAAACCACAGTAGCATGGCGACTAGATGCCCTAATGCAAAACATTTGGGTGCTATGTATATACCAAATTGGAAATTGGTATTTCGCCATGTTGCCGATATTGTGCCAAGCTATGATAAAGAGGACTTGTTGCCTGTAGGTGTTTGGGAGATTACTGAAGATTGTGAAAAGGCTTTAGATTTTTATGAGGGTTATCCAACTCTCTATGGTAAAGTTAAAGTCAATGGCATTATGACTTATAAGATGAATAACAATAAAGACATATTGCCACCATCTTCTTCTTACTTCCATACGATACTAGAGGGTTATACAAACTTTGGCTTAAATCCTAGCCACCTCTATGATGCTCTAGGTTGGTCGCATTATACGAGTAATAAACATAATTGGTCTGAACCAAAACCAAAACGTAAGTTCAAATCATTTCGTTTATTACATGAAAACAACACTAACTAATATAGGTGGGGATATACCCCACCTTATTCTTTTGAGAGGAGGTTAATAACCATGAGTAAAAAAAATTATATTATTAGATTTCATTTAATTGCTTACGAAGATTATAAGGTTGAGGCAGATAGCCCAGAAGATGCTTATAAAATGTATGAATCTGGAGAATATGATTACCATGAAGAAACAGGAGTGCTATATGGTAGCGAAAACAAGTTTCATGGTATATGGGAAATAGGTGAAGATGGCAAATGGATAGGTAAAGGTGATGACCCTTTAATTAAATGTGAAGACTATGTTCACCCTTTTGAACACAATTATAAAAAGATAGGAGGTTAAATTATGATTTGTATGGAATGTAAAAAACTTGTGAAACCCGATTGGGTTTCGCATGAAGATGAAAATGGCAATCTGATCTGCTTGGATTGCGACAACAGGGACGAGGTTTCCGAAGAAATGTTCGGGTCTGTTTCTGCTGGAGAGAAAGGAGGTAATGATGATTAAAAAAATAGTTCACTTCTTTGGTTTTAGAGGTGATGAATATAATCGTGCTAAAAAGATATGGGGTGAACCAGACTTTATACACCCCGTACACGATAGGAGGTCTTATATCGAGATTGATAAGGACAATGATGTGCTTATCTTTGCTAATAAAGAAAGACCAGAAATTTTGAGTCGGTATAGAAGAGAATATACTGACATGAAAAAGAAAGGGGGTAATGAATGAAATTAGATATTGCTATTGAAATAATCAGAACTGAACTTGAATCTGCCTGTGATGAATTTTATGGTGAGGATTGCAAAGAGAATGAAGAAAGCAAAAAAGAAATTAATGATGCTTTCAAAACCATACTTGATAACTTACCAAAATAACTAATTTACTTACCAAGTTACCAACTTACTTGGTAAGTAAAATTGTAGGTAAGTTAATATTTGTTATGTAGCCTACGTTACAGAGATTTACTTACATAGGTTACGAGTTAAGTCGGTAACTACGTTTCGGGTTGTAAGTTATTGATTTTATTGCAACTTACCAACTTACCATCACTTCCCCCCTATAAGGGGGTATAGGGTGGTGGTAAGTAACCCACCACCCCCACCCCAATACACTTGATATTTCTGTAGCATTTTGTATAGTGATCGTAGCGACAAAACATGGAGAATTGTTCGGTATGGTGCAGGTAGGTCAAACGCTGACAAAGGAGCAAACCAAAGCAGGTTGGAAAAGGCTCACTGAAAAACAACAAAAATTTTTAGATAACTTTATGCATAAGGACATGACGCAAACTGCGTCTGCACGAGATGCTGGGTATAGCAACCCATCAGTTGATGCTGTAAGGCTGTTGCGTAACCCTGTGGTACAGGAAAGATACCAAGAGATGCGTATGGAGGCTAACGCAAAGTTTGGGGTCACTGTGGAGAAATCTGTTCGGGATTTAAAAAAGATGCGTGATGATGCTTGGCAGAGTGGCAAAATCGGGGAGGCTATTCGGGCTGAAGAGTTGCGATTAAAGGCGACAGGACTACTGGTCAACAAATCACACGTTATGCACGAAGATATGAACGGGCTTACTAGGGAGCAAATCGTTGAAAAACTTGAAGAATTTAAAAAATTAGCTGAAGGTCGTATGCGTAACGTAACGCCAGATAAAGATGTTCGGGTTGAGATAGTCGATAATAGCAAAGATTCGGACAATTTACCAGAAAACCCCGTTTCGGGGTAGAGGCGTTGAGCAAAATCCTGACGGATCGGGTTCGGTGTGATAAATTGTTCGGGTTTCCCAGAAATATTGGGCTGGATCGGGGACAGAAAACCGAAGAATTGTTCGGAGACAGCCTCATCTCTCATCTCTCATCTCGAGCCGTGCCATCCCGAATAATTGTTCGGGTTATCGGGCTTCGGGCTTCGGGATCGGGACTGCTGGTTGACAAATCTAGTGGTTCGGGTTACAAATAACACTAAATGTGGCTAATTTCCTCCAGAACTCCCACGCCCTGACCCGTTTTTCCTCGCTTACTTTTCGGGTCGGGGTCTTTTTTTCTCACCTGCCAGGCTAAAAACCCGAACAATTGTTCTGAAGAGAAAGGTACAGCCCGGCTGGAAGCCCGGCTTCCGAACAATTGTTCGCCTGGAACAGCCCGGCTTCCGTCCCTGAAGCTCATCCCGAACAATTGTTCGTATGTGCTTCAGGTCAGCACAACACCCGAACAATTCCAGCAGATGAACCAGCAGATGCTCCAGCAAGACCAGCAAAAAAAAGTTAAAAAAAAATAAAAAAGGGTATTGACTTATAATATATTATGGGATAACATGGGAATATAAATTAATATTAAACTAGAAAGGTTAGAAAAATGACAGTAGAGATAAAAAAAGACGACATTGTGTATTGTTTTACAAGACACGTTTCAAAAAGTGGAATGACAAGACACATTTCATTTTATGTAATCAGAGACAACAAGCCATGTTGGATCAATTACAAAATTGAAAAAACTTTAGGATATAAACCTAATAAATATTTAGATTCAATTGTTGTGCGTGGTTGTGGAATGGACATGGGATTCAAAGTAATCTATGATTTAAGCCATGCTCTCTTTGGAGATGGTTACAAGTTAAAACATCACTGGATATAACACGATAAATTGTTCGGGGAAAGCCTCCAGCCTTCACAGGCTGGGGGTTTTTTTTTTGCACTCTGCCCTGCTGGATCTACACATCCCGAACAATTGTTCGGTCTTCGGATCTCTGGATTCCGTAGTTTCGGGATTCGGGGATCGGGTCGGGTCGGTATCGGGTCGGGTTCGGGGTTCGGATTCTGAAGAATAATATCATGTGATAGCAAAATTAAAATTTATAAATTTTAAACCTCATAAAACAGGAACGAAACAGGAACAAAAATAAATAAATTTACATGAAAAATACAGAACAATTGTGTTGCATATATGTCACAAAAATAAGCTGCAAACTATAAAAATGCACTAAAAATACATGAAATATACTTTTTTTTAATATATGGGGGTTGACATGAAAATACACCATATTAAAAAGAATTTATTAATTAATTAAACATGAAAGGTTAAACAAATGACAAATACATTACAAAACACAACAGCTCTTACACCACAAGCATTAGCAAGAGAAACATCACTATCATATGATCTTAATAAAATGATTGTTGGTTATGAATGTGAGGTTGGTAGCCAACGTGGAAATTATATCTCACCTAGTATCATAAGAGATAAATTACTTGAACAAGGTTTGAACTATGTAATTGTGACAACTGATGGAAGTGCAAACGTTGATGCCGAGATTATATTTCCACCTTTGATTATAAATGAAATATCAATTGAAACGTATATTAAACCAGTTTTAAACGTGCTTGAAAGGTGCAATTGTGTAATACGTAAAAATTGTGGTGGACATATCCACGTTGGAACAAGGTTAGCATTAAACTCACCTAGTGAATTTAACAATAATCAAATTGCTCATTTTAAAAATCATTTATCCAGTGATTTATCCAGTTTCAATTCTGGTGCATATATCTCACCAAATAATCAACTTACAAAAATGCTACCATTTGAAATGATTAAAGACGTTATTAGATCATATGCAATCAATCAAAATTATATTTCTTCAACGTTGCCAGAAAGTAGACGTTTTCATGCGTGGTCGTATCCAATCAATTCAATCTTAAATTCTAATAGTTTTGTCAATGCAACAAGAGTTGAACAATTTACAGAGAGTGATCTAGGTAAACAACGTGCAATCAATACCAAACCTTTTACCAGTAAATTTACGATTGAATTTAGACAAGGTGCAAGCACGTTGTCAGGTTTAAAACTTTTAAACTGGGTAAAGTTCATTAAATGGATATATGTTCAATCAATGCAAAGATGTGATTGGACAACTCTTGTTGTTCCAGTTCAAACAGAAACCCGAACAATTGAAGTTGAAACACCACAACAACACAATAATGGACGTTCATTTGTTGCAAGAGTTTATGATATGTGTAGAAACCACAACAATGGACAAGGTGCAACAATTGAAGAAATAATGAATGTCACTGGTGCAACAGATCAAAATATTAGATCAAGAGTTTCTGAGTTAAGACGTGCTTATGGACAAGGTGCAATAATCACTCATACGCAACAAGCCAATAATCATGTTTATGGTGATGGACAAATATATTGCAGATATCAAATCTTACATAGATTTGAAAAGGTGGAAACTGTAAATTCCAACAATGAGGAAATGCCAACAGTGCAATTACTGGACAATTTAGAATATGATGTTTTGAATGGTATGTCTCATGAACTTAGGGAATGGAATGAACATTTGATTGAAACCCGATCATAACCCACAACACAAAAATCAAAGGTTCGGTTAGTATTCTACCCGAACCTTTTTTTTACCCAGCTCACGGGCTTTAAAACCCGAACAATTGTACATTTTTACAGGTACCCTATGGGTATATATGGAAACGGGTTCGGAACGGGCTGTATATACCACCACAACCCAAAATATAAAAAAAATTTATAGTCGATCTGTAGTAGAGTTTTCCACAAACGACCAGAAACTTCTTGACATCTGAGGAACTATACTTCATAATAAAGGGTCACATATAAAAAAAAGGAGGTATATATGAAAAAATTATATGAATTTAACTGTGGGGAGGTTGTTCGTTTTGAGGCAGACTCTCCAGAAAAGATTGTTGATGAAATGGAAAAGATTCCTAGATACGACAATTCAACAGGCGATGATTTCATACGAACAAAAGCAGAAGTTCTTAGCGTCTACTCTGGTAAACCTATTCGTTTTGACTCAGCAGATTCGTTTATCGAGGATTTGATGGCTTTGGGTATGCTTAGAGAGGTCGAATGAACACGACATACAGAGTTAAGAGAGACAAAACTCACTCTTTAAGTAGGGGTGTCGAGAAATCATACAAAAAAGCTGGCAAAGCGAAAGACAGACGCTTTGACAAAAAGTTAATCATGGAGATGAGAGACGAAAATGCAAAAAAATAATAAAAAACTTGCATATAGCAAGTGGGGTTCTTCTGACTTACGTAATGTGCGTACAGAAATAGGCAAAACACAGGCGAAAATGGCTGAAGTTTTAGGCATAAGTGCTAGAATGTATAGATACTATGAGAACGGAAGAACCCCAATATCGAAGCCTATGGAGTACGCAATGAAATATCTGAGTCAACTATCGCAAGAAACACGTCAAGAGATGGAAAACTTGTCGAATTTCGAGTATGAACGCATGGTTAAGTTGCGTGATGCCATAGAGAAGGCGTTAGATGAGCCGATTGAGGGTAGTCAGAGCGATCATGTGAGGAGGATTTTGAATCAGACACTAAAAGAATTTGATATGGTGTTGTCAAAAGTAAAAAGATAGTGTAGTTTTTTAAAAAAACTTGTTTTAAGGTACCCTATGACGAATCCATTTTTTGGTAATGTGCCACAACAAAAGGGGGTAGCTCCTCAAGCAGCTCCTTCTGGTACTACTTCTCTTACTAGCGATATAGATCCTATTAAAAGGGCTAAATTTACAGGATATTTACAAGGTATGTCAGCAAATGCTGTGCCGCCACAACCTCCTATGATGCCACAGCCAATGAATATGGGTGGTATGGTCGATGTTTTTGATCCAATGTACATGAATCAGGGTGGTTTTGTTATTTCTACTGATGATTCTGGTAAAATAAGGACTAGACCTGTATTTAGTGAGGATAGAGGTCGTATGGTATCGCAGATACTGTCTCGTGACATGGTTGATGACATGGCGAAAGCAGCTATGGCGAAAGCAAACCAGCCAGAGCCAGCTCCACCACCTATGGTAGTTGAGCCAGAGTCAAAACTTGTTGCTATAAAAGAAATGTTAGAAGATGATTATGAGTCAGGTAAGGGTTTTGCTGAAACTATGCAACCTGTAACAACAGAACCTACAACAGAAACTACAATATCACTACCAGTTCAAAAGCCTATTTTATCAGACACTGATGTAAAAGGTCCTAGAAGATCTAGTATAGATTTACCAGTAACAAAACCTGTTATACAGTTGCCTGTTTCAAAGCCTAGTGTAGTAAGTGAAGATTTTACTGATACTCCTAGTTATGAAAGATTTAAGGCAGATTACACCGATATACCTAATTATCGAATATTTGAAGGTGATACCACAGGAGATGAATTTGATTTAACGAATAGAGATGAATTAAACGCTGCTGACATGATTAAAAGAATGTTATCAGAAGGCGAAAAAATTTCAGGTCCTGACACAGAAACTTTTGATGTTCCTCGTGCAAATGTAAGAGGTAAGTATCCTTTTGAATTAACAGATGAGCAATTATTTTTAATAGACTCTTTGATGCCAGAGCAAACTCTCGATGCAATGAACGAAAATATTCCAGACAGATTTTCAAATGAAGAAGAGGAACAAGGTATTAGTTTATTAGCTAAAATTTTAAATGCACTCCGTCCTCGATATAATCGTATGGGTTTTGGTGAAGAAATAGGAGTAGATCGAAGACCTTTTTTAAATCAAGATTCTACACAGTTTAACGATGGTGGCATTGTTCAGGGGTTTAGACGTGGTGGTGTTGCTAAAGACAAATATGAAGATAGAGGTAGTTTTTCTAGTAACATAAGTGGTAATGTTGGTGGTCGTGATGATAGAGACAGTGATGACTTAGGTAGTGCCACTCCTATCTTTCAAGAAAGAGATAGCGATGATTTAGGTAGTGCTACTCCTGTATTTAAGTATCCTGAATTTGATGCAGGAGAAAGAGCCGCTAGTTATATGCTTCCACAAAAAGAACCAATAGTTGATGCTAATTTAGCATTTGGTGGAAGTGACGTTTTTTCAACACCTTACGCAGATGCAGGGTTTGCAAAAGCTGAAGCTAATCCTTTAAATAAATATGTTGCTCCTGTAACAAATTTTATAGCTGGTTTACAGACAAATCCTAATACAGGTCAAAAGTTTGATATGTCAAACACATCTGATCGTTATGATTATTACAACTTAACACAACAGACAAAAGAAGCGTCTGAAAGGGCTGCTGAAGCAAGGCGTAGAGATCAAGACAGAGAAGCGGCAAAGTTAGCAGAAGAGCAGAGGATGCGTGACATGATCGCTGGCATGATGCCTAAGACAGCAGCGACTCCTGCACCAACTACTCCAGATGCTCCGACTGCTACTCCTGCTACACCTGATTACAGTAGCGTTGTTGTTCCGTCAGATAGAGTGCCAGGTTTTGACGTGGGTAATATCTCACCTTTCCCACAATTCAGGATGCCGACAGAGTTTGAACCTGTTTTCCCCTCATCTCTGTCGGCAGATTACTTCAGAGATTTATTTAAGAATATAGGTGTTAATAAGATGCAAGAAGGTGGTTCTGTCAATCAGTTAGATTCTGCGATTGACAATTTTATTAATGCGTATAGATAATGGCAATATCGAGATCACAAATCCCTCAACAAATCATTAAAGGAGTAAATAAGATGAAGAAAAAGGGTTATAAAGCTGGTGGCAAAGTCAAAGCCAAAGGCATGAAGAGAGGCGGCAAAGTCAAAGGCATGAATTTTGGTGGTAAAGTTTCACCACGCAAAATGATGGCTAAAGGCATGAAGATGGGTGGCAAGGTAAAGACCAAAGGCATGAAAAAAGGTGGTGCTGTTATGTCTTTAGCTAAAATCAGATCAGCTGCTAAGAGCAAAGGGTACAAACTCGTAAAAGCCTAATGCCGTATTTACAGAGTAATATACCTCACTTCAAGTGTTGGGTGAGGAGGGAGTACACCTGTAATCACGACAAATATCACGGAGAGTTCTTACACGCAATGGCAATAGCCGTAACGACTATGCCTAATCGTTGTTTGAGTTTTCAGGTTATATTTACAGGCTGTGAAACAGATGGAACAAAAAGTCCTAATGTGCATGGGGGAGCAATGTGGGCTAGGATGCCAATAACAGGTTTAATGGCAGACATACCAGTTGAGGAGTGGTCTAATCCAATGGAAACGCATGATGCTCAACCCTGGGATTGCTCATCGCATTATCATGCTGTGTACACCTTGGATAGAGCCACTCCTTGCCCGTGGCTTGCAAAGATAGGTGGCGAGATGTATCCAGCTAAATATTTATTTACAGTTGATTATACAGAAAGCGAGATAGCAGATGACCCTGCACAGCATAAGCAGAGTCATGTGATGTATTTGCTAGACGCTGGAGAGTGGACAGGTAATCTTGTAGCCTTGCCTAACAACAGAGTGCGTGTGACACACCCTGCATGGTTTGAAACAGGTGAGGGTGCACCAGATTTTAGACCATCTCAGCATATACATTATTCAAAATCTGATTTAGATTACACATTAGATGTAAACAGGATTTTTGATAACTTGTATAATGAAGAGTAATTTCAACATACCGACTGAGTATCTCACTGATGATGAGATGTCCAAACTTGGTGAGATAGTCACTAGATTAAATGAGTTAGAGAAGAGAGATGCTTTTCAAACTAACTTTATTGATTTTGTAAAACATATCTGGTCTTCATTTATTGAGGGTCGTCATCATAAGATATATGCAGAGAAGTTACAGAATGTAGCAGATGGCAAATCAAATCGTTTGATTGTCAATATGCCACCACGACACACCAAATCTGAGTTTGCAAGTTATTTGTTTCCTGCTTGGTTGATGGGTCGTAAGCCGACAAGTAAGATTATACAGGCGACACACACATCTGAGTTGGCTGTAGGCTTTGGTCGTAAGGTTAAGAACTTAATTGATTCACCAGAGTTCTCTGACATATTTCCTGATGTGTCGTTAGCATCTGATGCGAAAGCATCTGGTCGTTGGTCTACAAACAAGGGTGGTGAATACTACGCTGTTGGTGTCGGTGGTGCGTTAGCAGGACGTGGTGCTGATCTTCTTATCATTGATGACCCTGTTTCTGAACAAGATGCACTTAATCCGACTATGTTGGATAACATATACGAATGGTATACCTCAGGTCCTAGACAAAGACTTCAGCCTGGTGGAGCCATTATCATTGTTATGACAAGATGGAGTGTTCGTGACCTGACTGCCAAAGTATTAAAGAAACAGGCAGAGGGTGGTGCAGATCAATGGGAAGTTGTGGAGTTTCCTGCCATATTTCCTGACACAGGCAATGTGCTTTGGTCTGAATACTGGAAGAAAGAAGAGCTAGAAGCAGTTAAATCGTCAATCCCTGTAGCTAAATGGAACGCACAGTATTTGCAGAATCCCACTGCTGAAGAAGGTGCGATTATTAAAAGGGAGTGGTGGAACATCTGGGAGAACGATGATCCACCACACGTAAGTTATATCATACAATCTTATGATACTGCATACAGTAAATCAGAAAGAGCTGATTTTTCTGCAATTACAACTTGGGGTGTCTTTGAACCTGTTGAGGGAGAAGGAGAAGCGATCATACTTCTTGATGCAGAAAGAGGACGCTGGGATTTCCCAGAATTAAAAGATAATGCTTACAGATTGTATAAAGAATACGATCCTGATATGATATTGATAGAACAAAAAGCAACAGGTACGCCATTGACACATGAGTTAAGACGTATGGGTATTCCCGTGACACCTTTTACACCAAGTAGAGGTGCAGACAAGTTCACACGTATGAACGCTTGTGCTCCTGTCTTTGAAAGTGGCATGGTTTGGCGACCTGAGAAGCGTTTTGCAGATGAGGTTGTAGAAGAATGTGCAGCGTTTCCAAATGGAGAAAATGACGATTTAGCTGATAGTATGACACAAGCCATCTTGCGTTTTCGTCAAGGAGGGTTTATCATCACTCCAAATGATTATGAAGAAGATGAATATTACCGAGAGAAAAGGGAGTATTACTAATGGGTACTAAAGGATTTAAAATAGATTTAACTCCACCTTTTAAAAAAGAATTAGATTCTGTTAAAGGTGGTTTTATAAATGTAGCACCTTTTAAAAGAAAAAGAAGATCAAGAAAACCAAAAGCATCAAGAAAATTTGGTATAATAGATTTTCTTCCTATATCAATTTTCAATAAAGGTGGTGTTGTGGCTAATACTAAATCAAAGTTTAAAGGACATTTCTAATGGCAGAACCACTCGGACCAGGTGGACCGATAGAACTTACACCAGAGACTGACGACACACCCATTGATATTGTAGAGTTACCACAACAGCCTGGCATTGCACAAATGGAAGATGGCAGTGCGTTGATTGGAGAGTTACCACAAGAAGAAGTTATTCCTAAAGAACAAATACCTTTTGATGCTAACCTTGCAGAATTTATAGAAGAAGATGAGCTTGGTAGAATATCCACTGATTTAATGTCTTCTGTTAAAGATGATATGACTTCTCGTGAAGAGTGGGAAAAGATATATAAATCTGGCATTGAGTTACTTGGTATCAAGTATGAAGATAGAACTGAGCCTTTTGAGGGTGCATCTGGTATCGTACATCCATTGCTGTCTGAGAGTATTACACAGTTTCAAGCACAGGCTTATAGAGAGTTACTGCCAGCAGGAGGTCCTGTAAGAGTTGATATTGTAGGAGATGAGAATCCTGCTGTCGTTGCACAAGCAGAACGTGTTAAAAATTATATGAATTATGAAATAACATACGTTATGGAAGAGTTTGATCCAGAGCTTGACCAGATGTTATTTTATTTACCAATAGTAGGTTCAACATTTAAAAAAATTTATTTTGATCCTTTACTTCAAAGAGCTGTCAGTAAGTTTGTCCACGCTGAAGATATAGTTGTCCCCTATTCTGCAACAGACTTACTGACTGCATCACGTATTACTCATGTTGTTAAGATGAGTAAAAATGATGTTTTAAAAATGCAACTATCAGGTTTCTATAAAGAAACAGACTTACCTTCTTATGGAACAGGCTCTACTGAATACTCTGATATACAAGAAGAGATAGATAAAGCTGATGGTATATATAATTCTAATGAGCAAGAAGAAATCGTTATATACGAAATACATACAAATCTTGACATAGAAGGTTTCCAAGACATGAATGAGCAGGGTGAACCAAGTGGTTTAAAACTGCCTTACATTGTTTCTGTATTAGAAAAAACAGGAGAAGTTTTGGCTGTCCGTAGAAATTATGACCAAAACGATCCGTTGATGATGAAGAAACAGTATTTTGTTCATTATAAGTTCTTGCCAGGTTTAGGTTTCTATGGATTTGGTTTAACACATATGATGGGTGGGTTATCAAAAGCATCAACCAGTTTACTCAGACAGCTCATTGATGCAGGAACATTAAGTAATTTACCTGCTGGATTCAAGGCTAGAGGTGCAAGAATAAGAGATGAAGATACACCTTTGGCACCAGGTGAATTTAGAGATATTGATAGTGCAGGTGCAGATATAAGACAATCATTGATGCCATTGCCGTTTAAAGAGCCGTCAGGTACTTTATATAATCTTTTAGGTGCGTTGATAGACTCTGGTAGACGTTTTGCCTCTGCTGCTGACCAGAAGATAGGTGAGATGTCAGGACAAACACCTGTTGGTACAACAATGGCTGTTATGGAACGTGGCACAAAAGTTATGAGTGCTATACATAAACGTCTACATTATGCACAAAAACAAGAGTTTAAGTTATTAGCAAAAGTATTTGCTATGAATCCAACACCATATCCTTATATGACTACTGGTGCTCCACCAACGATTAAGCAAACAGACTTTGATGATCGTATAGATGTCATGCCTGTTAGTGATCCTAATATATTCTCTATGTCACAGAGAATAGCTTTGGCACAGACACAGTTACAATTAGTTCAAAGTAATCCAGAAGTTCATGGTGGACCTCAAGGACTATATCAAGCGTATCGTAAAATGTATGAGGCATTAGGTGTGTCGAACATAGATCAGATGTTGCCACCTCCTCCACAGCCTATGCCTGTTAATCCTGCAAAAGAGAACCAAGAGGCATTGAGAGGTGGTAGGTTACAAGCATTTCCACAACAAAATCATTCAGCACATATTGAAGCACATTTAGCTATGTTTTCAACAAGTGCCGCACAAATCAATGCAAGTGTTGCCATGACATTACAAGGTCATATACAAGAACATATAGGTATGATGGCAGAAGCTATGGCACAACAAGAGATTATGGCTAGTATACCACCAGAACAACAAATGATGATGCAACAAAATCCACAGATGCAACAACAGATGCAGAATGATATTCAAAACAAAGCTGCTGAAATTATTGGTGATTTGACAGAACAGTATGCACAAACTGTATCACCTGCATCATCTGAAGATCCGTTAGTTACAATAAGAAAACAAGAACTTGCTCTCAGAGGACAGGATATAGAGAGAAAAGCTAAAGAATTTGAAGAAAAGCAAGAGTTTGATAAAGAAAAAGAAAGAAATCAACGATTAGTTGATCAACAAAGAATTGACATTTCAGAAGAGGCATTGAATGATAAAACACGTATTGCAGAAGAGCGTATTGAAGCTCAAAGAGATATTGCGAGTGCTAACATTAATAGGAGAAACCAAAGTGGTTAGTTCAATTAGAGAAAAAATATATCAAGTAGAAAAAGAAAAAAAGGTTGAGAGAAGAAAAGCTAAAGAAGCTGCTAATGCTCCTGAACCAGTATTTAAAGAAGTAAAAGAACCAGAGGTTGAGAAAGTAGTTGACAGTGGTGAAGTAAAAGCTACACCTAAAGTTGCAAAACCAAAGGTAAAGAAAAAGAAAAAAGGAGAGTCAAATGGGAAAAAAACTAAAGCCAGTTCCTGAAGGTAACAAAGGTTTAGGCAAACTACCAACTGAAGTTCGTAATAAGATGGGCTTTATGAAAAAAGGTGGTAAAGTTACGGGTAAAAACATATCTGATGCAGATAGGGCAAGAATTGATGATATGTTAGGAAAAGATAAACTAGATCCTGAAGTTTCTGGATTACTAAGTCAAATGTCATTAAAAGTATCTGATGCAAATAAAACAAGAATTGATGATATGTCTGGTAAAACTATCTCTGATGCAGACAGAAGAAAAATTAAAGGGATGTTAAAACCAAGAGGTATGAAAAAAGGTGGAATGGTCAAAGGTGGTACATCTTCACAAATGACAGGTAAGGAGTTCAAAGGTATTTTCTAGTGTCTAAACGAAGAAAAGGTTTTCCGACTATAGAAGAGTCGATTAAATTTTTTGAGGGTATGACACCAGCACAAAGACAAGCTATGCGTAGAGGTATTGAAAACGCAAGAGCAAATAAAAAAAGAAAAGTAAAATATGATATAGACCCATTTTCAGGACAAATGGGTTTTCGTTTTAACAAGGGGGGAATAGTTAGTAGAGTAAAACAAACAAAGTATTTTTAAATGATTGATCCATTAACCTTAACCACAGCCGTCAGTGCAGCAAGTGCGGCATATGGACAAGTCAAACGATTAGTTCAGGCAGGAAAAGAATTTGAAGAGATTTCTGAAAGTCTCGGAAAATGGATGGGTGCTGTATCAGACATTGATAACATCAACAAAAACTCTAGTAATCCCTCAACATTTGATAAATTATTCAACGGCTCTATAGAAGAAGTTGCTCTTAAAAGCTATTCAGCAAAATTACAAATACAAAAACAAAGAGAAGAACTTAAAAACTGGATTGTAGGTCATTATGGTATGGCAGGATGGGAGAACTTGTTAAAAGAAGAAGGTCGTATAAGACGGCAGAGAAGTGAAGCTATATATCAACGTGAAGAACAAAAAAGAAAAATGAGAGATTACACCATCATGGGTATCGCTTTGTTTGTAGGTTGTGCTTGTATTTTTTGGGGGATTTGGTTTGTGTCTGTAGCAGTTACGTCAAGATAATGTTATATAGTTTACTGTATTATTTACTTTTATTTATATGTGTTTTTTCTATTTTAGCAATTGTAGTATTTGCTAGAGACAAAGAGCATACGACTTGCAGATTAGCAAAACAACTGTTAGAAGATAAAACAAGAGTTTGTGTTTATGTAGGTGCAAACTATACACAGTGGAATGAATTTGTACCAATTGGTGCAGGTGAGTGTCCACGAGAGATACAGTGTAAGTATAGACCTAATGAAAAACCATTTACTCTTAAAAACGTGATAAGAAGTATAAAGGACAGTTTTAAATGAGCAAAAAATTACAAAAAGGCAGTCAATATGAAAAATTTGACTTAGATGGAGACGGAGTTGTAAGTGATCAGGAACTGTCACGATCTGAACATATGATACGACTTGAAAACTCTGACAAGATGCAAGATCAACAGCGTATGCTCTGTTGGGTATCATCTGTATCATCTATTATTTTAATAGTTTTAGTTATGTCACCAGCTATACCAGATGCACGAGTTGAGATGGTCACAGCTTTACTTTCAACATATGTTGTGGCAAATTTAGGTATAGTAGCTACTTTTATGGGTACGACAGCTTTTACAAGGTCGAAAGAAAATGGTAAATGACATGGTTGTTAGTTGTATTTTTATCAGGAACAGTGCAGGAAAGTGTCTACTTCAGTGATTTGGATGCGTGTCTTAGAATTGCACAGAAAATTAGGTCGCAAAACTACGATCCTTCCCTCGCAGGGGATAGCAAAATTTGGGTTAAGGCTTATTGCGTTCCTAAATCGGTTCCAAAAAAAGAGTAAGAAAAAATGATGGAACAAACAATAAGTGATGTAGAAAACTTAACTAAAACAGTTAATTTTAACGAAGGTGGTGGCAGTGATGTTGAAGCTGGTATTCAATTCATCTATCATATGCGTGAACATTTAGTTGATATTGGAATTGCAACAGTATATGGTTTAGTTGTATATGCACTATTTTTATGGATTACTAAAACAATAAAGGGGTAGTTATGCCAAAAGACGCTTGTTATCATAAAGTCAAAGCTCGATATAGAGTTTTTCCATCAGCGTATGCTTCAGGAGCTATTGCTAAATGTAGAAAAGTTGGTGCAGCCAACTATGGTAAATCTTCTAAAAAAGCAAAGAAAAAAGCCACTGGTGGCGTTGTAAAAATGGCTAAAGGTGGATTTATTGCTAGAGGTTGTGGTCAAGTTGAAAATTCAAGGCGAAAACGCACTAGGACTTTTTAATGGCTGTTCGTAAAACAAAATCAGGTTTAGCGTTAAAGCGTTGGTTTAAGGAGGATTGGAAAGATGTCAGGACGGGTAAGGCTTGTGGGAGACGCAAAGGTGAGAAACGGGGTACTCCATATTGCCGACCCTCAAAGAGGATCTCTTCTAAAACCCCAAAAACTGCTGGAGAGATGTCAAGCTCTGAAAAAGCCAAAAGAGTTGCTCAAAAGAAAAGATTAGGTCAACCAGCAGGTAAGCCTAGAAGAGTAGAGGCAGCAAGGAGAAAGAAGCGTGGCACGAAAAAAGGGTAGCATGAAAGGTTACACCATAAAGAGTGGTGATAAAAGACCTACTAAAAAAGGTGCAGGAATGACTGCCAAAGGTGTTGCTAGATACAGACGTGAAAATCCTGGTAGTAAATTAAAAACTGCTGTTACTGGTAAAGTAAAACCTGGTAGTAAAGCTGCTAAAAGAAGAAAATCATATTGTGCAAGATCATTAGGACAACTTAAAAGAAGTTCAGCAAAAACAAGAAATGATCCTAATTCAAGAATAAGACAAGCAAGAAGAAGGTGGAAATGTTAAATTTTGAGGAAGGTTCGCAAGGGTGCTATCCTTCCTCACCAAAATAGGAGAATAATATGTTAGGGAGCATAATAGGACCTATAAGTAGCCTCGCTGGAACATGGTTACAAGGTCGAGTTGATAAAGCAAAAGCTGAAACAGAAGTAAAAGTAGCAAAAGCCAGAGCTGAAGCGAAAGTTTACGAGACTGAGGCTACATCTAGTTTTCTTAATGAGCAAGCTCTTACAAATCAAATGGGTGAAAGTTGGAAGGACGAGTTTTGGTCACTTATTTTTGGAGCAATCCTTGTGGCTTCATTTTTGCCTTGGACACAACCATTTGTTAAAGAAGGGTTTATATTTTTAGAGGAATCAACTCCAAATTGGTTTGCGAATATGTTATATATTATAATAGGCAGCTCATTTGGATATAGGTTTGGTAAACAAGGATTGCAAATGATAAATAAAAGGGGTAAGTAATGGTTGCAAAAAAAATAAAAAAAGTAATTAAAGGTTTAAAAAAAGCCTCTAAATTACACGCTTCACAAGCTAAAACTCTAAAAAGTGTTATTAATGGCAAAAAGAAAAGACCCAAAAGTAGGAACAGGTAAGAAACCAAAAGGAAGTGGCAGACGTTTATATACGGATGAAAATCCTAAAGACACTGTTAGAATCAAATTCGCAACTCCATCTGACGCAAGAGCAACAGTTGCAAAGGTTAAAAAAGTCAATAAATCATATGCAAGAAAAATTCAAATCCTCACAGTTGGAGAACAAAGAGCAAAAGTGATGGGTAAAACTCAGGTTGCTAGTATTTTTAAAAAAGGCAAGGAAGCTATAAGGAAACAAAGTGGACGGAATAAAACTAGCTGAACATTTATTAAAGAACATAAGAGAGCGTAAACAAGATTTTACGATTACACTCTCTAATGGTTCGGTAGAATCCATAGAGGACTATCGGTTCATTGTAGGTCAAATACGTGGCATGACTTACGCTGAAGAAGAAATAAAAGCCGCGATGAAAGGAATAGAGCTAGAAGATGGCTAAAAAACTATTCGTGCCTGAGAGAATTGCTAATGCACGTAAAAAACAAGCAATAAGTATGGAAATACCTGATGCAGTTAAAAAAGGATTTCAAAACATACAAGATAATCCAAATTCTAAAGACCCCTCTAAGTTAGAAGCATCTGCTTTAGAAAGACTTCCTCAACCAGTAGGATATAGAATACTTGTTATACCCTACTATATGAAGTCACAAACTAAAGGAGGTATCTACATTCCTGATGCGACACGAGATCGTGAAAGTTTTGCAACAGTCGCAGCGTATGTCGTAAAATTAGGACCAGATGCTTATACTGATGAAAATAAATTCCCAACAGGTGCTTGGTGTTCTGAGAAAAGTTGGGTTCTTATGGGAAGATATGCTGGAAATCGCTTTAAAGTTGAGAATTTAGAGGTAAGATTGATAAATGATGACAATATTATCGCAACAATACTTGACCCTAGTGATATTTCCTATGTATAAAGAAATTGGAGAAAAATGATGAATATAGAAAATCAAAATTCTGTTCAACAAGATGAAGTTGTTTCTGTAGATGTTGAAGAAGTATTAGAACAAACACCTACACCTGAGATACCAGTTGTTGAGGAAAAAGAAGAAACCCGAACAAATGTTCAGGAAAAACAAACTTCAGAACAAGGTGATGAGTTATCTGATTATTCTGATAATGTTAAAAAAAGAATCAATCAATTAACTGCTAAGAGAAAACAAGCTATTGAAGAGGCTGAAGCTGCTGTTCAATATGCACAACAGCAAAAACAAGAGAACGAAAAACTTAAAAAACAGTTAGAGGCTTTAGATAAAGGTTATACACAAGAGTATAGCACTCGTGTTGAGAGCCAAGAAGATCAAGTTAAAAAAATATATAAAGAAGCACATGACGCTGGCGATGCTGAAAAAATGGCAGAGGCTCAGTCAATCATGGCAAGATTAGCTGTTGAAAAAGAAAGACTTAGGATTCAAAAGGCTAGAACTGATCAATATGATAATCAGCAAAGTCAAGAACCAAAACAACAAGAACAAATCCCTCAAAAACAACAAGTGCCTAAAGTAGAAGACCTTGATCCAAAATTGCAAACATGGATGAAGAACAATGAATGGTTTGGATCAGATATGATTATGACAGGTGCTGCTCAAGGATTACATCAACAATTAGTTGGTGCTGAAGGATTTGATCCAACTTCTGACGATTATTACGCAGAGATAGATAAAAGGATGCGTGATAGTTTTCCGAACAAGTTTCAGGATAAACGGCAAAACGTCCAAGCTGTTGCTCCTGCCACGTCCTCTGGACAAGTAAAATCTGGACGGAAAAAAACTGTGCAACTAACGCCAGGTCAAGTCGCTTTTGCAAACAAGATGAATATACCTCTTGAGCGTTATGCAAAAGAAGTGGCTAAAATAGAAAACAGGAGAACTTAATGGCTGAAATTGATAGAAAAAGTCGAGATTCGCAATCTCGTGAAAAAACAGAGCGAGTAAATGATTGGAAGCCACCATCTGCATTAGATGCTCCTGAAGCACCTATAGGGTATAAACATAGGTGGATACGTGAATCCGTCATGGAGTATGACGATAAAAACAATATTCACAAAAGAAGACGTGAAGGTTATGAACTTGTTAAGGCAGAAGATTATCCAGATTTTGATGCTCCTGTCATTGATGAAGGTAAAAACGCTGGGGTTATAGGCACTGGTGGATTATTGCTTGCTAGGATTCCAGAAGAAATTGTGGAACAACGTAAGAATTATTTTGAAAATAAAACACAGACACAAATGGATGCTGTGGATCGTGATTGGATGAGAGAAAATAATCCTGTCATGCCAAAATTAAAACCTCAAAGAAGCAGTAATGTTTCCTTTGGGAATAACCGAAATTTAAATGATGATTAATAAGGAGATCTAATTATGGCAAATCAAGATGCCGCTTTTGGTATGCGTCCTGTAGGTAGAATAGGTGGTATGCCTTTCACTGGTGGACAAAGCCGATATAGAATCGCCGCAAATTATGGAACATCAATCTTTCAAGGTGACATGGTAGCTCAAGTCACTGGTGGTACTGTAGAGGTACACGCTGATGGTGGTACAGTTCCTATTGTAGGCGTATTCAATGGTGTTCAGTATACTGACCCAACAACTAAGGAACAGAAATTTAGTAATTTCTATCCTGCAAGTACTAATGCTTCTGACATTATTGCTTTCGTTATAGATGACCCAAATGTTATCTATGAAATTCAATGCAATGCAGCTTTTCCAGTTGCAGACTTATTTGGTAACTTTGATATTGTCTACACAAGTTCTGGCAGTACCACTACTGGTATTTCTGGTGCTGAGTTAGATGTAGCAACTGGTGCCACAACTGCTGGTTTACCTTTAAAATGTATTGACATTTCGCAAGACCCTGAAAATTCTGATGTTTCGTCAGATGCAACCAATGTGCACGTTGTGATCCAAAATTCTATTTTTGGTCAAAAAGGTGCAGGCTTAGCGTAGGAGGTAGATAATGGCAATAAGTAGAGCACAACTAGCGAAAGAGCTAGAACCAGGTCTGAACGCATTGTTTGGAATGGAATACGACAGATATGATGCAGAACACGCAGAAATATTTGACACAGAATCTTCTGATAGAGCATTTGAAGAAGAAGTGATGTTATCAGGTTTTGGTAACGCACCAACTAAAGCTGAAGGTGCTGGTGTTAATTTTGACACAGCAAATGAAGTTTACACTGCACGTTATACGCATGAAACAATTGCATTAGCGTTTGCTTTAACACAAGAAGCTATGGAAGATAACTTGTACGACAGATTAGGTGCAAGATATACAAGAGCATTAGCTCGTTCTATGGCTCACAGTAAGCAAGTAAAAGCTGCGGCAGTATTGAATAATGCGTTTGACAGTTCATTCACTGGTGGTGATGGTAAGGAGCTTTGTGCAACTGATCACCCACTAGGTGGAGGTGGTACATTTAGAAATGAGCCAAGTACAGCTGCTGATCTAAATGAAACTTCATTAGAGAACGCTTTAATTGACATTTCAACATTTGTTGATGAGAGAAACATGATTATTGCTCTTCGTGGCATGAAAGTTATTGTTCCACCTCAATTACAATTTGTTGCTGATCGTTTATTAGAGTCAACTCTAAGACCAGGTACAACAGACAATGATGTAAATGCTCATAGAAATATGGGTATGTTACCAGATGGTTATGTTGTAAATCACTTCTTAACAGATACTGATGCGTTTTTCATTAAGACAGATGCACCAAGAGGTTTCGTACATTTTGAAAGAGCACCTCTTGCAACATCAATGGAAGATGATTTCACAACTGGTAATATGAGGTTTAAAGCCAGAGAAAGATATTCATTTGGATTTTCTGATCCAAGATGTGTATTTGGATCACCAGGTGCTTAAATAAACCGAACAATTGTTAAAGGCGACTTTACAAGTCGCCTTTTTTTTTATATCTTTAAAAAAAACCTTAACTGCGTGAGCAGACAAGCCAAGATAAGGAGATTAATATGGCTAATACAACCTTTTCGAGTACCATTCGATCAAAAAGTGGTTTAAAAGTAATAAATGAAAACAGCACTACTGGTGCTATCACAGAAACTGGTTTTTCAGTTAATTCAACTGGACAGTTAATTTCATTAGGAACAAGAAAAATTCAAACATTTGCAATTAGTTTGGCAGATACTAACGCTGCTGATACAACTTATGCAGACAATGACGTTCTTGTAGAATTAGGTGAACTTAACACAGATCATCCAGACGCACTTGTGACAGCAAGTAAATTTTTTATTCACAAAGTAGTTCTTGGAATTACAACTGCTGCAGCAAGTGATGCTAATTCATTGGCTAACTTACAATTAAGTGCTACATCAGGTACAGCTACTAACGCTGCTATATCTTCTGGTACAGAAATTGTGGGTGCTGGAGTTGCTTCATTTAATCCAAGAATTTCAGCAACAGATTCAGTAACAGAAGTAGACATTGATTTAGATGCTACTGCTGGAACATTTCATGTGTTTGAACCAAATATTAGTGCAGCAATTGCAAGTAAAAACTTATATTTAGGTGCAGGTTCTACTTGTGATACAGCTTTAACAGCTTTTAGGGGTACTCTCGAAATAGAATACTCTGTATACTAGGAGGGTAACATGGCTGATACAGTTGCAAGTCAAACCATACAAGATGGCTTAAAGACGGCTGTTTTAAAATTTACAAACATAAGTGACGGCACAGGTGAAAGTGCCGTTACAAAAGTTGATGTAAGTGCTTTAGCTAGTGATGCAAGTGGACGTGCTTGTACAGATGCGACTATAGAAAAGATATGGTGGCAGTGTACAGGCATGAAAGTTAGTATTCTTTTTGATGCTACATCTGATGTGTTGGCAATACAATTAGGTGAAAATCAATCTGGTTATCACGATTATACATCTTTTGGTGGATTATCAAACAATTCTGGTAGTGGTAAAACAGGTGATATAAAATTTACTACTGTTGGTCATTCTAGTGCAGATACTTACACAATTATTATGCAAGTGAGAAAAAATTACTGATGTCTACAAAATTACAAGGTGATATAAAAGTTATTAATCAAAGATTAGATACTATTGAAAATAATCATCTTACTCACTTACGTGAAGATATTAAATCTTTAAATCAAAAAATATGGGCGATAGTTGTATTAGCTATCGCTCAATTATGTTCATTAGTTTTAATTTTCGTATCGCAAACTATTTGAGGTAAATATGGCAACATCAAGCTCTACCGATTTTGAATTAGCAGTTGATGATTATATAGAAGAAGCATTTGAAAGATGTGGTTTAGAAATACGTACAGGTTATGATTTAAAAACAGCAAAAAGATCACTTAACTTAATGTTGGCTGAGTGGGCTAATCGTGGACTTAATCAATGGACAATTGTTCAGAGAACACAGGCACTCACAGCAGGTGATTCAGAATATGATTTAGGAACAGACGTGATTGATGTTTTGTCCGTTGTTGTTAGAAGGAGTGGAACAGATTTTAATATGTCACGTATAAGTCGTGATACTTATCTATCTATACCCAATAAAACAACGACAGGTAGACCAACACAATATTTTCTTGACAGACAAATAACACCTAATTTAAAAATTTGGCTCACACCTGAAAACAGCACAGACGTTATACATTATGATGCTCTAACTAGGATACAAGACGCTGACACTATGCAAAATACTTTAGAAGTGCCTTTTAGGTTTTATCCTTGTTTAGCGGCTGGATTGGCTTATTACATATCATTAAAACGTGCACCTGACAGAATACAATTATTAAAAAACGTATATGAAGAAGAATTTGATAGAGCTATGGCAGAAGATAGAGATAGATCATCTTTTACTATTGCTCCTAGTTTATCATATTATAGGGTTGGTTGATGCCGAAATATGCAAATCCAAGTAATTCATATGTAATATCAGATCGTTCAGGATTTCGTTATCGTGCTAAAGACACACGAAAAGAATGGAATGGACTGCGTGTAGGTAAAGATGAATACGAAGATAAGCATCCACAGCTTGATCCTAGACCAAAAAAAGCAGATGCAGAGGCTTTGCGTGATGCAAGACCTGCTAGAACAGAACCAGCTATTGAAGTTTTATTAGAGCTTGATCCATTTAAAACAGGTAGTTCTGGAAGCAGTACAGTAACTGTAACAGAAAAAAGTCATGGTAGATCTGCATCAGGAACAGTTAGATTTAGGAACGTAGTTTCTTTTGATGGTATAACAAAATCAGTGATGGAAAATTCATCTGGCTTTACTATTGCTAGTGTTGTTGATACAAATAATTACACCATAACAGTTTCAGATACTGCAACTGTAGGATCAATAAGAGGTGGTGGCAAGATTGCTTCAGCAGGTCCTGTCATATTGGAGGCTTAATGAGTTTTACATTAACGACATTAAAATCAACCATACAAGATTACTCTGAGAATACCGAAACAACTTTTGTTAATAATCTTAGAGAATTTATAAGAGCAGCAGAGAACAGAATATTTAAAACTGTTGACTTTGAAGTATTTCGTAAAAACGTGACAAGTGCCACAACATCATCAGATAGATTTTTATCTGTACCAGATGATTATTTAGCTTCTTTTAGTTTATCTATAACAAATTCAAGCAACATAGAATTTTTATTAGAAAAAGATGTAAATTTTATACAAGAGTACAATCCAAACAGTTCTACTACAGGTGCACCAAAATATTATGCACGATTTGATGTAAATAATTTTATACTCGCACCAACACCTGATAGTAATTATTCCGTTGAATTACATTATTATCATAGACCGACAAGTTTAGCAGATAGTACAATTGAAATAACAGTCGCATCTTCATCTAGTCTTGCTGTTAATGAAGTAATAACAGGTGCTTCTAGTGGTGCTACAGCTACAATACAAAGCAAAAACGACAGTACAAACAAGTTAACAATCATTGTACCTACAACTGCGTTTACAAGTGGTGAGACAGTGACAGGTGGCACAACAGGTGCTTCATCTGCCATATCTGCCATATCAAGTGATACAACAACAACTTGGTTAAGTACAAACGCTAGGAGTGCTTTACTTTACGGATCGCTTTATGAAAGTTATATTTTTATGAAAGGTGAACCAGACGTTTTGACTTTGTATGAAAAAAGATTTAATGAAGAACTTATGAGATTAAAAGATTTAGGTGAGGCTAGGGAAAATGCTGATGCTTACAGGCAAGGATTACCTAGAAGAGCAAGGACATAGGAGATAAATTATGGCAACCTCAAATGCAGCAACCACTTATTTAGAGCATAGGATACTTAATTTTATATTTAATAATAACGCACAAGTATCCAGTGCCAACTTTGGTAGTGGTAATTCAAACGGATTAGGAAGTAATATATATGTTGGATTGGCTACGGCTGTTTCAAACTTTGATGATAGTACAGGTGAATCAGCAGATGCAGGTTCTGTATCGGTTACAGAAGCAACTTTTGGTGGATACGCAAGAGTACAAACTACTGCTTGGACACTGGTATCGCCTACAGCAAATCAACAAACTGCAAAGAATACAAATGCAATTGATTTTGCAGCTAAGACAGATAGTGGAACGCAAACAATAACCCATGTGTTTATTAACGATGCTTCTAGTTCTGGTAACTTTTTGTTTATTGGAGCATTAGATGCAAGTAAGACATTAGCAGAAGGTGACATATTTAGAATAAACGCAACAAACTTGAGTATTGAGTTAAAATAATGGCATTAGTAATAAAAGACAGAGTTAAAGAAACCACAACCACTACAGGCACTGGAACATTTAACTTAGCTGGTGCAGTAAGTGGTTTTGAAGGTTTTATCCAAGTTGGTGATGGTAACACTGTTTATTATGTTTGTACAGACAATACAAGTTTTGAAATTGGTATAGGAACATTTACTGATGGTGATCCTGATACTCTTTCAAGAGATACAATACTACAAGCTAAAGACGTTCCAAATAGCACGACAGATCAAAAAGTAGATTGGGGTTCTGGAACAAGAACAATATTCTGTACTTACCCTGCTGATAAAGCAGTATTTAAAGATGCAAGTAATAATATTAACGGCACATTTGTAGGTAATATCACTGGTAATGTTACAGGAAATGCTGCAACAGCCACAGCTTTGGAAACAGCTAGAACAATAGGTGGTGTGTCTTTTGATGGTACAGGAAATATTAATCTATCGGGTGTAAACACATCAGGCAATCAAGACACTTCTGGCAATGCTGCGACAGCCACTACGTTACAAACTGCTAGAGACATTAACGGAACAAGTTTTAATGGAAGTGCAGATATAACTGTAACTGCTGCGGCAGGAACATTAACTGGCAACACACTTAATTCAACAGTAACAGCATCTAGTTTAACAAGTCTTGGAACACTAGCTAGTGATCTTAACGTGGGTGGACAAGATATTATTAACACAGGAGTTAGTTCTGCTGACACACACGCAGGTGAATACGGAAGCTCAAGTTCTCCTATTACTTTTACAGTTACTGTAGCATCTAAGTCAGGACATCCATATCAAGGTGATGGTAGTGGTCTAGGTTATGTTATAAACGGAGTTCAAGCACCAGCTTTAACATTGCATGGTGTAGATAATGTAACATCTGACTCAGGATATTATTATAGATTTGACCAATCTGATAGCAGTAACTTAGGACACCCACTAAGGTTCTATTTAGATGCAGACAAAAGTACTGCATATAACACAGGTGTAACAACAGATGGTACTCCAGGAAGCAGTGGAGCATATACACAAATAAATGTTGATGAAGACACACCAAACATATTGTATTATCAATGTAGTCAACATGCCTACATGGGTAATCATGCAATCGTTCTTGGGTCTAATGTTGTAAATCATACTGAAGGATTAATTAGTTTTCCAACAATATCAGCAGGTTCAACAACTACTCTTGTAGGTACAGGAACAACAGATACCTTAACTAATAAAACAATTGATGTAGACAATAATACTGTATCTAACATTGAGGTAGATAATTTAAAAACAGGTGTATTAGACACTGATATTAGCAGTGTCTCTGGGAGTGACGACACATTAGCATCAGCTAAAGCAATTAAAACTTATGTTGATGCTCAAGTTACTGCACAAGATTTAGATATTCAAGGTGACTCAGGTGGTGCTTTATCTATTGACTTAGATAGTGAGACATTAACAATTGCAGGTGGCGAGGGAATAGACACATCAGGATCGAGTAACACAATAACTATTGCAGGTGAAAATGCTACCACATCAAACAAAGGTATAGCATCATTCTCTTCTAGTGATTTTAGTGTTTCTTCTGGTGCTGTTACTATTAAATCGAGTGGTGTTAGTAATACACAACTTGCTGGGTCCATAGCAAACTCTAAGTTGTCTAATTCAGATATTAATTTTGGTGGTATAACTTTAGCGTTAGGTGAGAGTGATACTAGCCCTGCTTTTGATTTATCTGATGCTACTAACTACCCAACAAGTTCTTTATCAGGAACAATTACAAATGCACAACTTGCAGGATCAATAGCAAATGCTAAATTATCTAATTCGTCTATAACTCTATCTGATGGTTCTAATACCACAGATATTGCATTAGGTGGCACTGCAACTTTTGCAGCAGGTGAAGGTTTAGATGTTGCTGAGAGTTCTGGCACAGTTACATTTAGTGGTGAAAATGCAACTACATCTAATAAAGGAGTAGCTTCATTTAGTTCAGATAATTTTTCTGTATCAAGTGGTGCAGTAACAATTAAAGATGGTGGCGTTGTAACTGCTGAGTTAGCTGATGATGCAGTTGATGCAGATAAGTTAGCGTCAAACGCTGTGGTCAATGCAAGTGTAGCGTCTAATGCAGCGATAGCATTTAGTAAGATGGAAAGTTTGACAGTAAATAGAGCGTTAATATCAGATGGCAGTGGTGATCTTTCTGTCAGTGCTGTTACATCTACAGAAATAGGTCACTTAGATGGTGTGACATCAGCAATACAAACACAACTAGATGCAAAAACAACAGCAACAGCCGCAGCAAATGAAGCAACAGCATTAGCAATAGCGTTAGGATAGTATATGGCAAATACATTTAAATTATCAAGCAAAGCAGGAGTAACAAGTGCAGATGTAATCTACACAGTAGCTAGTAGCACAACAACGATAATACTAGGTTTGGTATTAGGAAATACAACAACAAGTCAAGTTACTGCCACAGTTACATTAACATCTGACACAGGTAATAGAACAAACGATAATGATGAAGTTAACCAACCAGTAGAACTTATTACTAATGCACCCATTCCAGCAGGATCATCATTAGAGCTTTTGGCTGGTAACAAAGTTGTTTTAGAAGCTACAGACAGTATATCAGTAACTGCAACAGGTGCTACCGATGTTGCCTTATCTTACATGGAGATAACCTAATGCCATACATAGGTAAAGATGTAGCAACAGCGTATCAAAGTACAACAGCCGTACAAAGATTTAATGGTGACGGAAGTGATACAACATTTACATTAACAACAGCCGTAAGTTCTGTACAAGACGTTCTTGTATCTGTAGATGGCGTGGTACAAGATACTGCAGCTTATACAATACCTGATGGTACAACTTTAACATTTACTGCTGCACCTTCAAGTGGAACAGGAAATATATTTGTAAACTATCTAGCTCCTCAAGCATCTACAATAACACCTGCTGCTGAGAACAAAGGTAACTTTAAAGGTGGTGGATTGTTTAGAACAAATGCTCAATCATTAACAGCGAACATAACAATACTTGCTACAGAAAATGCTAACGTGACAGGACCTTTTACTATCAATAGTGGAGTGACACTTACAATAGAATCAGGTGGAACATTGGTGACTATATGAGTACATTACTAACAGATACAATTAGAAAAACTGGTGGTTCATTAGGAGTAGATATAAGAGTTAAAAATAATTCTGTATATGAATCAGATGGTGGCACAAGTGTTACACAGAATATGGTGCAAAGTTTGTCAAAACAATGGGTGTATTTTAATTATGCAAGTACAACTGCTGTTGATTCATTTAATGTTGGTAGCCTTACAGACGAAGCTACTGGAAGATTTTTAGTAAATATGACCAATAACTTTGCTAATACGAGTTACGCAGTAAACTATACTGGAAATGCTTATGCAGGAGAAAGTTTCCCAGCTAATGTTACTTGTGTAGCAAAATTTGAATATTATTCTGGTGGTTTTGAAACTGGTGCATATGATGTAGTTTGTTATGGTGGTTCAGCATTAGTAGATGGAAAGTATAATTATACTGTAGCACATGGTGACTTAGCATGAGTACAGTTAAAGTCAACACCCTTACAGGCACAACCACAGCAGGTTCAATCTCCGTAACAGGTGAAGGTAATTCTACTACGACTAATTTGCAACAGGGTTTAGCAAAGGCTTGGACAAATATTAATGGAGAAGCAAGTGGTCCTGCATCAAGAGATTCATTTAATGTAGGTTCAATAACTGACGTATCAGCAGGTCAAATTAACTATGCAATTACAAATGCTATGGCTAACGATGATTATGCTAGACTAGTTTCAGCAGGAGATTCTGGAGTAAGAAGAGTAGCAGACACAGGTGCAGCAGCTTCACACACTACAGTCTTAGCAGTTATAATAACAGAATCTATGAATGGAAACTTATACGATGTTGATGATGCAAATGGAGCAATTTTAGGAGACTTAGCATAATGGCTTTTGGTAATTTAAAATTTGATACGCTGACAACTTCTGATTCAGCAAATACAAACACAGAAAAGTCTATTGATACAAGTTATTTGTTTAATGGCAGTTGTAAAGCATGGGGTAGTTTTACAAGTGAAGGTACATTTATTGAAAATGATTTATTTAATACTTCTAGTATTACAGATTCAGGAACTGGCAGTGCAAGACCTAATTGGGCTAGTGTCTTTGCAAGTGCTAATTATGCAACAACTATGTCGTGTGAGGACAGTTCTGATTATCATGGTATGATGCAACAAGTATCAAACCCTTCAACATCATTTGTAAATATTTTAAGTGCTAGTGCTACAAATACAGCTAGAGATGTTGAGTTTGGATTTTATATGTCTATGGGAGATTTAGCATGATAAAAACACCAGAGTTTCAAGGAACACATTTATGGGAACGATTACATTGGGCGAAAGATAACTTAGAAAAAGTGCAATCAGATATACGAGTAGTATATGAAGACCCTGAAGATATGGACAATCCTGCAAAAGTGCTAGTTCCTGATCCTAATTGGATGGCTTGTGCATTACAGGGTGGCATTTTACCACCTGTTGAAGTATATTGGGAATTAGCAAAAGACGAAGCACAACCTGGTTTTGAAAAACATACGAGAGGGTATTTGTTGCATAACACTAAACCGATTGAAGCAATGACAGAAGAACAGGCAATAGAATACTTAATTATGAAAGATATTCCACAACGTGTATGGCGTACATGGGATGAAGGCAATAAACCAAAGATGGTGATCTGCCGTTTACATCAACTGCCAGAGCATCGTCAATGGCGAAACGCATGGCAAATTAGAGAAGATATAGAACTAGCAGCATAAGGAGAAAAATATGACAAGTTTTATCGTAGATAAGGATGGCAACCAGATTGATGCTTCAACAGTAACATCAAAGCCATCAGACCGACATTTTAGAAATGCTTGGGCGATTTCTGGTAAAGTTATAGCTGAAGACATGACTAAGGCTAAAGAAATATTTAAAGATAAGATAAGGGAAGTAAGAACACCTTTATTAGAAGCTGAAGATGTAGCATATATGAAAGCATTAGAAGCAGATGATGCTTCTGCTAAAACTGCAAGTGTTAATAAAAAGAAAGCATTAAGAGATGCACCTGCAGCAAAAGCAATTACAGATGCAGATACTATTGATAAGTTAAAAGCAGCGTGGGATACATCTGTACTTGGTGACAGTCCTTACGCATAAGGAGTAATCATGCCTTTAACTAATTTAACAAAAGGTCTAACTGTAGATTCTGAAGGTGGTTCTGCGACTACTAATCTTGCACAGGGTTTGGCAAAACTTTTTGCTCATGTTAATGCAGGTCAAGGGTCATATGGTGATAGTTTTAATACAACAAGTATTACTGACAATAGTCAAGGACATTGCACTGTTACAATTGTTAATGATATGAGTAGTGCAAACTATTCTGCAACTGCTGGTGTTACTAAAGACCATGATGACACTTCTGGTCTTAGAGTAGTAAACGTAAGAGCAAAGGGTGCTACTAGCTTAGATTTGGAAATTGCCTTTGTTAATACAGAGGGAAAGCATATTGCTATTGACCTTGAATCAAACTCCAACGGAAATTTAACAGTACATGGAGATTTAGCGTAATGCCATATATAGGAAAAGCACCAAACTTTGGAGTAAGAAGTAGATTTGTATATCAAGCTACAACAGGACAAACATCTTTCAGTGGCAGTGATGCTAACTCTTTAACATTATCTTATAACGATAGTTTGTATATGGATGTATATCAGAATGGTGTGTTGTTAAAGGCAGGAACAGATTACGCAGCGACAACAGGCACATCAGTCGTGCTTGTCACAGGTGCAAATGTAAATGACATTGTTGAGATGATTGTATATGATGTGTTTAGTGTAAACAATACCTACACTAAAACTGAATCAGATACACGCTATCCGTTTAAAGGCAACAACAGTATTATAAGATTAAATGGTCAAACTATATCGGCAGACATTACAATTGACAGCGATGAAAATGGTGTGAGTGCAGGTCCTATAACACAGAACGCTACAGTAACTGTTAATGGTTATTGGAGTATAGTATGACCAGTCAATTAAATGTAGACACAATCGTAGATAAAGCAGGTAGTGGTGGTTCTAATGTTAAGATGGCTAATACATCTACCTATGTTTCAGATGGTGGTAATGTTACACAGAATACTGTGCAGAGTTTGTGTAAGTCTTGGATATATTTAAAAGGTAATGACACTTTTGGTATTCAAGATAGTCATAATACAGCAAGTGCAACAGACAATGGTGAAGGTGATTACACATCTGCAAGAACTTCTGCCTTTTCAAATGATGATTATGCAACGTCTGCACTTTGTTCTGCTACAACAGGAGGAAATCCACATTACAATTTTACAGTTGAGAATCAAGACACAAGAGTAAGGTCAACAACATCATTAAGAATATACATTTT